TGGAGTGGGGTCGGATTCTCACTTACGCAGCCGGATCGGGCACGCTCGAAGACAACGTTCTCGTGACCATTCCCGCAGGCTCGACTGTCCGACACGGAATCCGCGGACGGTTCAATCGGGCGACCCAGTTCAAATTTGCGACTAACTACGTCGGTGAAGTGCTGGCGGATTTCTTGGCAGAGCCGGGCAATGTCTACCGGATTCCCGCCGGGACGGACACTGAGATTTATCACAGTCGGCCCGTTTGGCAGTTGAAGCCCAACTGGGCACGCGCACCCGATTTGCGATGGGATCAGTTCCAGGATGTGATTGACGTGGGCTTCGGCATCCGAGGCTACGTGGACCCGGTTGATTATGTGGCCCGGCGGACCAATGCCCAGTATCTCATGCAGGACGCCGCCACCCAGGACCAACTCTACGGCTTTTTCAATCGGCGCTTCGGGAAACGAGAGAGCTTCTACATGCCGTCGTGGGTTCGGGAATTCCTGGTGACGGCCGTCACGACAACAACGCTCACTGTTGCGGGTCTGGAGACTTTCGAGCTGTTCTCGGGCGATCCCGTCCATAAGCATGTCGTGCTGTTTCTGAAGGATGGGACACGGGTCTACGCGGAGGTTGCGTCAGTCGCTTCGGCTGCGGGGGATAGCGTCATTACGTTCTTGGCTTCGATCGCCGCAATCGCTCTGACCGACATCGCCTTCGCCACCTGGCTGCTCCCGTCTCGGTTTGCTACAGATCGATTGGAATTTACCTGGATGACGAACACCGTTGCCCCTGTTAATATCGCGGTTCAGACCATCAGGGATAACATCTTCTCGGGAGCTTAAGAATGCCTCTGGTCACCGACAACGCATATGACGCCGGGCTTAACTACATCCTTTCGAAAGTCGATCGGATGTATCTGTGCAGCGCGGAGCCAACGACCTTCCTGGAGGCGTCATCTACCTTCCGCCTGGGTGTGAAAAACAATCCGGTGATGCTCGGCCCTTTGAGCGGGGCAGTCGATGGTCGGAGAATTCAAATCGATACCTTCCTCGACGGCCAGTGGGAGATCACCGGGGACGCCACTCATTATGCTTTGGCGGATTCGATCGGTAGCGAGCTGCTTGTCGTCGAAGTGCTGACCACTGCGCCGGAAGCCGGAATCGCCCTTGATGCCTGGACGGTAGGTGGCGTGATTTCCATCACGTTGCGAGACGCCATATAAAATGGGAGTTGGGTCATGGCCGTAATCACACCCGGCTTCAGAGATGTCAACGTCGTCGTCGAGGCTAACTCGTCGGTCACGTTCAATCTCGTATCCAGGTTCGCGAACTTTGAAATGAGTCGGGAGGGGGGGCAACCGGTCTCTCTTTATCTGTTTCGCTGGGGCGCTCACGAAGACAACATCTACGCCTACACCGACGCCGAGGAAGAAATCGTTCACGACGGCATCACCTATCTGCCAGCAGTTATCGGCCGGGGCAAAATCAAGGCATCCGGTAGCCTGGATCAAAAGACCCTCAAGATCACAACTACAATCGATTCCGATATCGCGATTCTGTATCTGACCGGGGGTCCGTCTTACCCCACGACGCTGACCATTTGGCAGGGGCATGTTGGCCTTAGTGAATTCTTTTGGAAAGTGGTCTGGATGGGGCGGGTCGTCGGGGTGGACCCAAGCGGCCCCATGATCGAGATCAGTGCGGAGCCCGCCTCTACAGCCATGCGGGGTCCTGGTTTACGGCGGCATTATATGTATGGGTGTCCCCACGTTCTCTACGGGAAGGTCGGGTGTGGCGCGGACCCGTTTGCAGTTCAAAAGGTTGAGTTGGTTGTGTCCCTCGGCAAGGCGAACCTCGATATCGCGACGGGATGGAACGAAGCGATCGCCCTGGAGAAGTTCCGCAACGGCTACATCACTTGGGTTGCTGTGGCTGGGCAGACAGAGATTCGGACGATCATCGATGCAACCGCGACAAATCTGACGTTGAACCGGAAACTCACCGACATTCTGATCGGAACCAGCATCACGATCTTTCCCGGCTGCAATCACCAGGTTGACGATTGCCGCGACCTCCATATCGAACTTTCAACTGGGCAGTCCAACATCGTTAACTACGGCGGGCAGAAGGACATACCGGTGGTCAATCCGATCGGCCTCACTTCGCAATACTACTAGGAGCCTGTCATGGGCAACGTCCTCTGGATGATCTTTTTTAGTCCTGCTGCCCTGGCGATCGGCGGGGCGATGGCGCTGTGGGAATGCTGGCGATTTTGGAAGTGGTTCCGGAAGTCGAGATATCGCCATGACGTATGGTGTGTTGCATCCTGGCCAGCGCCTCGGCCGCGCGAACGTTGGGAAGGGCTGCTAGAGGCGAAAAACCTCCACATCTGGTGGACTCTTATCTATCTCGTCGTGGCGATCGCCCTCTCGGTCCTGGCTTATGTTCTGACGCCGAAACCGAAAGCCCCCCAGCCGGATTCAACGAAGGACCTCAACGACCCGGTGGCCGAGGCCGGTATGCCGATCCCTGTGGTTTTCGGGACCATGACCGTCAAAGGGTTGAACTGTCTGTGGTTCGGCGACAAGCGGCGCATTCGGTATAAGATCAAGCCATGAGTGTGGACCTCGATACCATCATCATTACGGTGACCGACATAAAGAAAGCGGGCATTTGTCTCGGCCACGGCGCTCGTCCGTTCTTTGCGGCTCGGGGCATCGAATGGCCCGAGTTCATGCGCAACGGGGTCACGGCGCGTTGGCTTTGGGATACCGAGGATGGTTACGCGCAAATGATCGTGACTCGAAAGCTGGAACGAGAGGGTCTATCGGATGGGTAAGAAGAGTCCGAAAATCCCGATCAATGTCTACAAGATGTCGATTACCCACGGCATCTGTCATGGCATCGTGGATCGTCTGCATCGACTGTTCGTTAGAGAGAAAGTGGTTTGGTCAGGCCGACACTGTGGACCGGATCAGCTCTTTATCGATGAGGCGGAAATCTTTGGCGGGCTCAAGCAGGAAGGTGGAGTTCAGGGCGGGGCCTATCTGCAAGCCGGGACGGCGGACCAGCTCCTTCATCCTGCGGTCGCGACGAAGCACGGCGGGCTCCCTAACGAGCTTCCAGGCTTCAGGGGAATTGCGACGATCACCTGGACCGAAGCTGGCGACGGCACGGGCGGCGGCAAGAATGATCCCGGCTTCGACGGGCCGGGTTTCTATTGGGTGGCCGGTTCACCTTATCTGCCGGGAATTTGGGCGATGGTTGAGCGCATCTCCCGTCCATTCCTAACGGAGAAGGCGCACATCTTCCGCAGTTTGGGCGAGGATGTCCCCGGCATTGCGACCAATTACTGCTTTGCAGTCCAGTGGGATGAAGAAATTGGACAGCCGGGGCCGCAACCAGACGAGGCTCCGTGGACCGAAAATCTACAGGACTATGACGGGGACGGCATTAGCGATTCCCGCATTGATCATATCTATGGATTGATCGCTGCCTTTTGCGAGAGGTTGGTAACCGAAGGGGAGGGTTCGAGCACCGTAACCATACACTTCCTCAAGGGCTCGGGGAGCCGCAACGATTTCGATCTGGCGGTTCTGGGAAATCCGACCCGGCCGGATTCATGGAACCATCCGTCCTTCAACGACAACACTCACTTCGCCAAAGTCGGGCCGTTCCTGGCCAGCGCCGTCGATACTACGAGTGGCTACGGCAGCATTGAACTTCCGCGCGGATCGAACTTTGGAGACTTTTCCAACAACGCTACTGGCTTCGGCGGGGCGTCCGGTATGTTCGACGCTATAATCGCCGACCATGATGCAGGAAACCGTTTTTCTTTCGTGTTCTATATCGGTGAGCACCATGAGGATGATCGCTGGGATAAATTCTCCAGTGGTGACCCTTGGAAGTATGGCACGGGATTAGGCGGCAATGCTGAAATGAAGGCGGACTATCATCGGATCGCCAATGCTTTTCGAGGTCGGTGCATCGAATTCCGGATGATCGCCTATTATGATTTCCACATTGTCGGTGCGACGATTGATCCCGATCGAGAGGACACCACATACTGGGACGTTCTCTACATGATTTCCGGTGCCGAGGCGCATGGAACCATACCCTGGTATGGGCCGTTCATTGATGTGGTCCACAGCGCCGAAGCATGGCACTATTGGCACGCCCGTTTTCACGGCTTCTCGGCAGATTTAAAAGATTTAGGTGGCGGCTACAATGTAGAATTCACCAATATCTATTCAGATGAAGCCACGGCTGAATTTTCATATAGTGGCGCGTTTGATAATGGTGGCGGTGCGGAGGCGTGGATCGAGTATTTCTTCGCGAGCCGCGTTGGAACAGATATCTACGACGCGAACCCCATTCACATGATCGTGGAGTGCCTGACCAATCCGACGTGGGGCATGGGCTATCCGTTCTCGGCCCTCGAAATGTCAAGTTTCCGCGATGCGGCCTGCACACTTTTTGACGATCAATTCGGCCTGTCGATGATGTGGACCCAGCAGGACACGATTGAAAACTTCGTCACAGAGATCATCGATCATATTGAAGCCGCGCTCTACATAAATCCGGAGACCGGTCTTTTTGAGATCAAGTTGATCCGGTTTGATTATGATGTGAATCAACTGCCTCGGTTGGACCCGTCCAATATGATAGTGAAGCGTGCGGCAACTCGGCTGGTCAGTGAAGCGACCAACGAAATCACCGTCGAATGGACAAACCCGGATAACGAAAAAAAGGAAACCGTTACGATCCAAGATTTGGGTGGCGTCGTCGCGTGCAACGGCATCATAAAATCGGAGACGCGGAACTACTACGGAATTCGTCGGGTCGCCCTAGCGACTGAAGTGGTTCGTCGGGATATCAGAAGCGCCTCTGCGCCGATCACAACCATGGAGGTTGAGGTCGATCGATCGCATTACAACTCGCTCCCTGCCCAGGTGTTGGAAGTCGTATATCCCGAACATCAGATTTTTGGGTCGGACCCCCTGATCATGCGTATCCTCGCGGTTGATTACGGCAAGCCGGGGGCCTCGAAAATCATTTTGTCTTTGTCCGAAGATGTCTTTTCCCTGTCGCCCCACTTCTTCGATGTCGCGCCAGGCACCGAATTGGTGAACACCAGCACACCGCCGACTGAAATGGACGACGGCCAGGTCATCACCTTCCCGTATTTCTTCGCCGCCAATGCGATCGATGCGGCCGCTGCGATCGCGGCGGTGCATCCGGATGTGTTCGCCGGAGTGCTTGTCGCGGAAGCGGATTTCGGCTCCGTGGCTTTCAATCTATTTGGGGATACCTCGGACCCGGCGGGCGGCTCCACGCAAGAGAGCTTTGGAGAGCGTGATATTCTGGCCAAGGGAACCCTTCAGGCCGCGTTGCTTTGGGAGGCGGAGACCCTGGTGTCAGACTGGGGCGTGCTCTCCAATGGAACCGGTCCTATCGTCGGGGGTGTCGTTCTGATCGGAGATCCCGCAGACGACGAAACGGTTCGTGAGATGGCGTTGATCTCGGCCGAGGCTGGCGGGGTGTGGACGATCAAGCGCGGAGTGTTGGATACGGTTCCGCGTGCTTGGGCGGCAGGAACCGAGATTTGGTTCATGTCTTTGAATGACAACTTCGAGGACCCGGAGACCAGGGCCGCCGGAGAGATGGTGGATTACGTCGCCCAGATCATTGCTACGGGCGGCGTCTTGCCTGTCTCTGGCCTCACTCCGATCCCGACCTATACTCTGACCGAGCGGCCGCATCTGCCCTCACGCCCGGCTGATGTGAAGGTCGATACGGTTGCGTTCGCAGACAAGTTCTATCTGGTCAAACCGGCTACCGTGGACGTGACCTGGGCGGGTCGAAACCGGCTCACCGAGACCGCCCAAATCCTGGGGTGGACCGACGGGGGAATTCCGGTTGAGGTTGGGCAAACCGTTGAGATCGAGGTCTACGATGCGGGCCTGGCGCTGATCCATACGTTTGTCGGGTTGACGGGCGGCACGGCCAGTCTCGACGAAACCGAGTTCGATCAGGCGGGCATCTCAACGCTTCGTTTCTATGCTAAGGTGGGCACCTTCCGCTCGCTGCAATACTACGAAGTTCGAGTAGACACGCGCGGGGACGTTGGCTACGGTCAGAACTATGGTTTCGACTACGGAGGCACCTAATGGCAGGCGAAAGAATTCTTCCTGGCGGCGCGGCGATTGAAGGCTTTTGGACTTCCGGCAGCGATGCTTGGGATGTGAAGAATGATGATAATCTTCGCAAGATCGGTGCGGGTCTGACTGGCGTTTTGGTGGTGAAGTCCCAGACGACCATACTTCCGGGAAGCCCGGTCCTCGGTGACATCTTCATCGTCCAGGACGGGGACGCGAACGAGAAGGATGTAGCGGTCTGGGATGGTCCGTCGGGTTCGGAGGTCTGGAACTATTATCCTGCGTTCGAGGGCCTTGAGGCATATCCTGTGGACACCAAGATCGGGGTCATATTTGATGGGACTGATTGGCTCCCCTCGGCTCGTCCGTTCGGTGGCAGCTTTTGTCGTCTTGAGGGAAAGGTTGAGAGCTTTCCGAGCGGCGCGAACAAGGTGTTGGTCTGGAATGCGATTGAGGATGCGGATGGTTATTTCGGCGGGGGGACCGTTGTAGACGAACAGTGGGTTTTTCCGTTTACCGGCCGCTATCGACTTCACGGGAAGGTTTTCTTGGAACAGAAAAATTCCAATTTCGTTTGGCAACTTGTGGGGCGAAAGAATCGCGGTGCGACGACGACATTCGATAACGATTTCACGGACTTTCGGGAGGAAGGGATAATGACGACCGGAACTGTGCGGCGGGTCTTCTCTTTCTATGGGGTGGTCGATGTGGTTGCCAGCGATGAAATGGACCTTCTGATGTGGCATTCGGGCGCAACGCGCAATCTGGAGACTTCTACATTTTTGCTTATCGAATACCTCGGACCCACGCCGTAGCCGTAGCGAGGGAAGTTCGTGGGTTGATTGGTTTACGACCTGTGCTAGACTGACTCTTCAACCAAGGGGATGCGTCTTGTTTTGGAGACCACGATGAGTGACAAAATCAAACCGTCCTGGTTCGACCGGCACAAGCATGTATTGCGGTTTACCTATATCGCTATTGCTGCGGCTCTTGCGGTCATGGTCTATTTTATGATCGGCAAAGAGACCTTCATCCGATGGGTGGAGGGCGGTGCCCGTTCGCAGGGCTACGAACTCTCTGCACCTGAGACCGAACCCTCAAAACCGTAATCGAAAGGACTGCTCCCATGCGAATGCACTTTATCGGTCTTGCCCTGGTCACGGCCGTCGCCCTCTCGGGTTGTGTCGGGAACCTGACCCCCGAGGAAAAGGACGCCATCCGTGACGCTGCGGTCGCCGAAGTGGAATACCGTATCGATCAGCTCCAGGCCATCGGCCTCGCCGAGGTCGAGGTTCCGGTGGAGGTCCTGATCGTCGCGGACGCGGCGTGCTCTTTTATCTCCATTGCCAGCCCGGCTCTCGTCTCGGTGATGAACCGAAGGGTGGCCGAGAAGAACCTGACCCGTGATCCTGATGAACAAGCGGAGCCCTACACGGTAGCGGAGTTCCAGGCGAACTTGCACGCGATTTGCGATATCGTGCGGAAGGTTCTCAAGGTCAAAGTGTCCGATGATGCTGCTCCGGAGGTAGCGCCTGCCCCCGTGGCCAGTCCAGCCGTTAGCTGATGGCGTTATTCGCCCCCATAGTTAAGCTTCTGGGCGGGCTCGTGGGGCTCGCCCAGAGCATATGGACCGGCAAAGAGCGCGAGAAGGACCGCGAATCCGGTCGGAACGAAGTGAAGGTGGAAGGCCATGAAGATGCAGCCGATGCTCGTGACCGGATTGACAAGGTTAAGCCTCCTGGGGCTGGCGATACTGTTGGCAAGCTGCACGACGGGAAATTCTAGGCCCGCGCCTACGAATGTTCAACCGCCGTTAGTTCCCTACAGCGATCCGTTTCAGGTTCAACTCGCGCTGGAATATGAATCGGACCCACGGCCGCCGTGTCCACGTCAGATTCTTGTGCCCGACTGCTCGGCCGCGAAAGCAGCAATCGACGATTACGGCCTGCTACGGGACCAGGTAAGGGCCGCTGGGGGCGACACCGCAGAGTGATGGGGCTTGACCTCGAAGGGGCATAGCGGATAGAGGCAGCGCGTCAGCGGGGTTGAGAGGGGAACCGGCGCAACTGAGGCAGCAATCGATCATGCAAAGCATGACGGCATACCTGGGTCCTGGAGTGGAATCTATACTCACTGAACTTATCGTATCGGCGACAGCCCTCTTTGTCGCTTTGGGCGGAGTAGTGCGATTTATTTTTTGGCGAATTGATCGGGTCGCTACGAGAGAGCGCCTGGCACAGAAATCGGAACGGGACATAATGCAGGCACATCTCCAGGGGCGCATCGACGGCCTGGACCGGTTGGTGTCAGAGGCCGCTAAAGAAAACCGTTTCTTGCGTGCAGAGCTGCACCGATACGCACGACACGTCGGCATCCTTGAGGGCTTGATGCGAGCGAACCATCTGGAGCCTCCAGCAATGGGTCCTCCGGCCGTTCTGCCGGAACACAAGGTCGCCTAGCTGCCAGGTCGGCGCGCCCCGTGCAGGCTCCCCCGCTCGGGGCGTTGCTGTCCCTCTTGAATGCAGTTTGTGCATCGATGCTTCCAGTCTTCATCGTCACTGTCTCGGTGAGCTATCCAAGCCGACAGCATAATGATCCGGATCATGTGGCCGAAAGAATTTCCGTCTTCTTCGAATAGGTCTTCGCAGTCATCACACATGCAGCGGAAAAATCCATCGCCGGTTGCCGCGATAGTCACGGCCCTAGAGCCTCGGCGCGTGCTAGGGCCATGGCGGCTAATCCCGTCCGAGCGATCCGATCTTTGAGCCCATGTCGCCCCCCATTGATAATCAACGTTACCATTTCCGTGTCTCCGATGTCCGCCCACTCCATCACGGTGCGCCCTTTTCGTTTACGAGAGATGAAGAACTCCACGGCAATCTGCCAGGCAATTGCGGGATCGCGGGCCAAGTCCGGTTCGTTGATCAGATCGCGGCCCAGTGCCTTGCCCAGTCTTCGGTAGTTGGCTCGCCCGGTGAGCATGATCCAGCCTCGGCCGCGATAGCGCCAACCGTCGCCACTCTCCGGGGGGCCGTTGCCGTTCCGGTTTGCATAGGTGTGGTTGGCGAGTTTCTTGGGCTGATGTGCGTATTCTTCGGCCATTTCGAGGGTCTTGTATCGTCTGGGCCAGACTTGCCTCAGTCGTTTGGCCGAGTATCTGAGGCGCTCGATTGAGCTTTGATATCCTCCGCTCTCTGAAGCGGTCTGCCCGCAAAGGGAGGCAAGCCTGGGGGCATTGTCAAACGCGCCGTGTTCGTCCATCCATCCCTTGACGGCTAGGGCTCCGTCGATTGCGATTTTCACTTTGGCGTTCGTGGCGCTTTTCATTGAAGCGGCGAGGATTGCGCCTTCGAGATCGATGCCCGCCATGGTGTCCTCCGTTTAGGTCCTAGAGAATGTCCGCCAGGATCGCGGCTGTAACGATCTTCGGCGGTCGGGAGTTGGGCCTGAATTTACTAGGTCCGCCTGAGTGTCGGGCATCGAATAAATACCAGCAGGCGTTCTCAAACCCGTCGTGTTTGGTTCCGGCGATCCACCTTACTCTACCGACTGATACCATTTCAACGCACATATCCATCAGCTCTACCGCGTAGCCGTTGTGCATGAAGTCTGCCGCGAGCAGCACCCAGGTCGGGCGTAGGGGGGCTAGGTGCAGTATGAAGCTCACGGTTGGCTCCCCACGGTTGCGCGGCATCGGCCAGGGTGGGTTCGTGATGATGTGGCTCACCCCCTTCAGATCAGCCTCCGTCACCGTAAGGGCGTCTCTGGTCTCGGAGTAGCGTCTGGCCGGTCCTTTGGGGTGGATGTCACATGAAAAGCCCAGAACGTGCCCCAGGCTCGCCAGGGAGCGCACCAGAGCCCCTCTCCCCACGAACGGCTCCCCGTAGCACTCGACGCCCTGGATGGCCTCAGAGAGCGCCAATACGGGCGGACGCGGCGTATCATAGAGATCACGCTTGCGGCGTTGAAAGTCCCGGCGCTTGCTCATTGCTTACAGGATGTCCCCGAAGCCGTCGTCATCGTCGTCGATTGGATCAACAGCATATTCCTCGCCGAGTATCTCTGACCAAGGGTGTCCGAAGTCTGGACCGAGAACATGATACAGGGCTTCCAGGGCGGTGTCTGCGACGTGGACCTTGTAGCCGTGCGTGTCGTGTCTCTTGAAGCTTGCCTGGAAGCGGTCACCGGTAGTCGTGCATAGCGAAAGATGATGCAGCCGCCCAGAGCTGGACACGGCTTCGATTAGGACCTCAAGGGAGACCGGGCACTCGGGTATTAGGGGCATCGGAGTTCTCCGCTTATTCTTCGGGGAGCATCCCGAGGGCTGATAGGTATAGGTCCAACAGGGCTTCTTCTTCGGTTATGTCCTCGGGCGAACGGTTTCGAATTGAGAGGACTTTCCGGATGGTCTTCGTATCGAAACCGTTCGCCTTGGCCTCGGCGAAGACCTCTTTCATGTCGTCCAGGGTCGCCCGCTTTTCGTCGTCGAGATTTTCCAAGCGTTCGATGATCGACTTGAGTTGACTGGCGGCCACGGTTCCTGACCCGCCAGTGCGCTTCCTTTTCGGTGTTCCCAGGATGTCGTCGAAGTCGTCATCGGCCATGTTCATCTCCCTGTGTGTCCTTCAACCAGCGCTCGGGAAGTTCCTCGCCGCTCATGGCTGCTGCCCGTGTTGAACGTAGAAGATGCGCTGCGTGATCACGAACGGCGATATCCTCTATGGCGTTCAAGCGCGCCTTTAGCTGCCGATCTACTGCGGCACGGGCCTCTGCCGTTTCGGGATACACTCCCGGCACGGCCTCACGCCAAATCTCTGCCGCTATGTCGGACATCAAATTTTGCTCAGACGCTCACGGAGCCGGAAGACCTCGGCCTCCAGTTGATCCGAGTAGAGACAAGCGTGCATATGTGGGGAGCTGCATCCCGAGGAATCCACTCCCTCCATGAGTTCCCGCCACAGCGCCCGGCTTGCGTCCTCCCCTGCGTGGATCGTCACCGTCTGACCCGCCTCGATGCTGAACTTCCTTCGCTCCACACGTCTCCAGTAGGCGGCGCGAGTGACGGTCACGTCGTCAAACGCAACGTCGCCTATCGCCTCCGGTGCGAATTCGACATCGCCGTGAAACACCCAACCCGGTATGTGGGCGGGGGTGGTTCTAGGCTTAGTGCGAAAGAGAAAAAGGATGTCGCCTTCACAGTCGTTTGGAAGTTCGATCGCGATGCTCACTGCCTGGTCTCACGCTCTGCATCTTGCGGGGGTTCTTCCGACGACTCCTGCACGTCAAGGAATTCGACCAAGCGCCAGTCTTCCCCGAGGTAGGGGTGCAGCCAGGTCCGAGTGGCTCCGCCTGCGTCCATGTCTCTGGTTATTCCAGTCCCATGGGGCGGGATAACGATGCGTCGTTCCGACTTGTCGTGTCGCTCTATGATTGCGGCAAAGTTCATGGTTCTGCTCCCTTAGAGGATGTCGGCGAAGTCGCCCGTATCTTCCGGTGTGGATGACGGCTTTGGGGCTTCGTCGGTGAAGGTGACGCCTTCGGCCGCCATTGCGTCACGGATGATCTTCATCGCTGCTGTCGAGACGCCCTTAATGGCCTCGATTTCATCGGCGGCGTAGTTGCTGAAATCGATTACCTGGGCAATGTCTTCCCGCTTGAGTGGGGCCTTCGCTCGCCCGCTCAAACCTAGCTCGTCAATTGACTTGCTGGTTTCGACAGCTTCGGCGGGAACGCCTGAATTCTCTGGCTTCGCGGAGTCTTCCGCGTCGTCAAAGGCGAAGGTAAGGAAGTGTGCTTTCCAGTCGTCGAGGTTGTCCCAGAAGGTTTTGGTAGCGAGATCGCACACTCGGCCGTGGCGTTCGAATTCGATGGCTGCGATGGCCAAGCCTCCGTAGGGCAAGAGAGGTTCAGCCCAGGTGCCGGACATTTCCCAGCCGACAACCGGGTGTCCCGTCATAGTGACTTGGCGTTTTTCTTTATCTACCAGGGCCACAAGCGCAGTGGTGTTCGGCTGCGCAGCGAAAACGTAGGGGGATTTAGACATCTAATTCACCTTGAGGGGTTCGGGCGTCGAGACCATCTCGCCACCATGCGTTGGGCATCGTTCTGTCTTGGTTATCCTGTTGTCCTTGAGCGTTGCACGCTTGCTGTATCCGATGGATTATGCCGCTTATGCGAGATCGAGAGCAGCGGAACATCGAACTGATTTGGCCGAGTGTCTGACCGCGAGCTTTCATCTCCAAAATCGCGAGCAATTGTCGGTCGGTGAATTGCCCACGCTCAATCAAGGCTTACGCCTCCGCTGACACCTGTCGTGTAGCTTCCAGCACGGTATCAAGCTCGTCGTCGGTCGGTGTTTCTTCATCTTCGATCTCGCCGATCGCACTGTCGATTTCCTCTGCTGCTGCTTCGCACGCTGCGGCTCGATCCGTCAACAATTGGCCGATATGACCAGTGTGGAGCTGCTCGGGAATAAGGTCCAGGCTTGCTTCGCAGGCTACGGTTAGTTCACGGTATCGCTCCGCGATGTCTGCACAATCTGGGACACACTGAACTTCCGCCTGATCGTCCTCGATATCGTAGAGCGGCCCCAGGAACGGTGACACGGTAAGCTGCGAGCGGCGAAACGGTTTGAGCTGCCGCAGGATTATGCCTGACCTTGCTCCTGTCTTCAGGCGGGCCTTGTGATACATATCCCCTTTCACGATCTCCGTGCCGGGGTAGTCCTTAGCGGCTTTCAGATATTGAACTTTAGGCACGCTTCGATCCCTTTGGCTGGGCGGGTTTTTGCAAGAGCTTGGTCCATGTGATTATCTTGCCGCGCACACCCAAGGCACGTATGCGCTTCAGCTCTGCGGCTACCTTGTCACTGGAGTTTTTTCCGACGATGGCGATGTCGCCGACCAGTAGGTGCATCTCACCGTTCCAGGGGCAGACCATGCGGAGCATCTTGTGTCGGGTCACGGTTCGATTCTTGGCCGACAGTGGCCAGTCTCGTTTACCGGTTGCGACTGCATCCTGAACGCAAATCAGGATGTGAGGGAGCCCGGATGTGTCGCGGCCCAGGGTTGGTTCGGACCCTGGAGCTGCGATGAACGGGGATGCGATGAACGGGACTTCGGCCGGGCGGAGACCTCCGCCCGGCTTCACAACACCGCCTGTGCGGCGCTTGATCATAGCGGCCTCCCGAACGGTCCTGCGCGCGGCCCACGCTCTAAACTTTCCCGTGCGATACGCACTCGCATTTTGATGAAAGTATCAAGCCAAGCTTCTGGCAACCGCGAGCATCGCTTTCCAATTTTGATGAACGGAGGAAATCGGTCTTCGCGGATCATTACATAGAGTTGAGTTTTTGAGAGCCCGACTCGTTCGGCGACTTCAGCGGGCTTAAGCAATCGCCCGGTTGGCCGACAGGTGATCCAGGGTCGGTCTTCCTCTGTGCGAGGCTTGGTCATTTGACATCCTCGATCTTCTTCCAGAGCTGCGCCGGGACGATACAGGTCACCGACCCGTCTTCGTTCGCGACGGTGTTGGCGTAGGACACGACCTGGGCGAGCAGTTCATGGAAATCCCGCTTCTTCGCCTTGCCAGCTTTCGGTGCCTTCGGCGCAGCCAGGTGACGCGGGCCGGGCTTCGCCTTGCCGTCGCTCTTGGCTTTGGCCACGGCCTTGACGATCAACGCCTCGGCGGCCTTCGGGTCCTTGGCCCGCTCAAGTGAACGTTGGACCATGGTCGCCGAAACCCGTCCCGTGCGGACAAGCTTCTTCGTCTTCTCCGTCGCAGTGTTGAGCGATGCGATCTGGCGCACGCGCTCAACGGTGTAGCCTGCGACCGAGGCCAGGTCGGCTTCGCTCCGGCCGAGGGCTATCAGTCGGATGAACACGGTAGACTGCTCCAGTGGCGAGAGCGGCTTGCCGGAGTTGCGAACGATTTGGCTTTCGACGTGATCGACCTCGCTCGCGTAGCGCGGCTCCATCTGAACCGGGATCAATTGCACGTCAACGCCGTCGGCGATCAGCTCCCGAACCGCGCGCAATCGACACTCGCCATTGGTGATGACTATCTGGTCGCCGTCCATTCGAGCGGTGAGGGGCTCTTGAACGCCCTTAGCGGCGATCGAGATTTTCAGTGAGGCGATGTGCTCAAGGTTATCCGGATTCGTGAAGTCCCGGCAGTTCCAGCCTTCTTCGATGACCAGCTTCCGAGGGTCAATTCGGAATAGATCGGAGCGTCCGCCAGCGGCGGCCTTGATACCAGATGCGCTCATGGGTGGTCCTCCTGATTCGCATGTCTAGTCTACCAAACGTAGATAAGACCGGCAACCTAAAGTTTAAAGTCGTAGGTTTCCACGGCGTCAACAAAACCGTTTCGCTGTTGTAAAATCATCGCCAGAAAAAGGCGACGTAGAGTATGAGAAGCATCCCGACGCCGAGCGCGGCCAGGGTCCATTGATCATAGACTATCAATTCGAGGATCACCCATAAAAAAGCGGGGGGCCGAAGCCCCCCGTTGAGTTGACCGACCTCAAGGTGGGTCGGTTCCAGAAAGTGCAGCAGTAGAGCAGTTCCGATCCATGAATGGAACGATACACGTTGCTGCGGCTCCAACGCATAATTCAGATGATCTCTCGTCGAACCGTTGCCGTCAGTAGCGGGAAGATGACGGTCTCAAGCGGGGTGTCGGGACCTTCGCCCAGGGTCATCAGACCGGGGACGCTCGGCTCGGTTCCCAGCTCAACGTCGTAGCCCTTGTCGCCCAGACGCTCGGCAGCGGCATTGAAGGTGTTCAGCGCTCCAAGCAGAATGCCGATGTCATCGGCAGCGTGAGCGTCAGGCCCTTGTCGAAGGGCTTCGATGCGGTCGTTCAGGTCCATGTCAATCTCCGGGGTGGGGCGAGGGCCGAAGCCCTCGCTTGTATCGGGTTCAGGCTACCAGGTCCAGGAGCGCGCCGCCCTTGCGCTCCAGCTCGACGCGGAGGTCCTGGTGCTCGATCGTCTTGGCGTGGGCGGTGATGGCCGTCACGGCATCCCACATTGTCTCGATCGGGCGGCCTTCCTCGCGTTGGTGGACCTCCATGAACGTCGTGGCCTGCCGAGCGGAGAATCGCTTGGCCAGGAACTCGTCAACCCTGGTGAGCTTCGCCGCCTGGGCGGCGATGATACGATCCCGCACGGGCTCGGCCGAAGCGTTGGCGTATTCGACCAGCACGGGGGCGATTTCTTCCAGCCAACGATCCGGCGCAGACACGGAATGCCGAATGCGATGCTCCTGGAACTGCTCGACGCCCCAGACCATCCGATTCATGCAGACAAAATCGAACAGGAAGAAGGCGAGCCCGAGGGACTTCGAGCCGACTTCGGAGTTCCAGACGAAGAAGCCGCGAGCCAGGCCGCCCGATTGGCCGTCCCGGCGGTTCGGTATCTCGATCCGATTTTCCTCGTCGGCCAGGAAGACGAACATATCGCGATCTCCGGCGTAGAGCGTGGTGTTGGCCAGGGTGATGTCCACCTGTTTGCCGAACTCTCCGGGGATGCGCCAGTCGCCAGTGCGGCCGTCGCCGAACCGGTCCATCAGGGCTTCGGTGATGTCCGAATTCCAGATGCGGCCGTAGCGCGGGCCGGTGGCTGCGCGGAGTTGCGGGAGACTTCCGTTGGGTGCTCCGTCCGGGCGTGTCAGCAGAATGCCCACGTCCTCGGCGTCACGCCTGAACTTCAGGCCATAGTTGATGCAGTCGGCGGCCAAAGGCGCAGGGAGCGTGCGGACAAAGCCCGCCGGGGTGTTGCCCAGGCTGGCGAGTTGGCCGAAGGCGTAATTGCTGATCTCTGCCGACCCGCCGTTTGCTCCAGTGACGACAAGCCCCGTCCGATTGTATCCGTCTTGGGGCTGCACGGTGAGGTCTCGCGAGGACACGACCTTGCTGGCCGAACGCTCACGAAGGTCGATGCAGTGCGCGTGTAGCTCCGGCAGGTTCAGAAACCGTTCGTCGTCCGGGCGGCTGGCCCATTCACGCGAGGCGGCGGTGAGGGTGCTTGGATTTGACAGTTCGTTCATGTCGATCTCCCTGGTTTGTTGGGTCGTAGTTGTCGCTTTGGTATGAGCAGAAATAGTGAACCGTGGGTTTAAAGTCAACCTGAGTTTTACGGTTATTTTGCGCTGGAACGAGTTCGTGCTTTCGCTTATAGTTCCCAGGCTGAAGGGTTTCAGCGTCGGGGCCGCTGTCCTTTACGCAGGTGGGCGGTGGCCCCGGCTTCAAATATAGTGAACGGCAAGATCGCAATGGCACGTCAGCTTCCAGCAGTGAAGGTCACAATCGGAGAGACGTTCGTCTTCCGGTATCGTGTCGCGGAGAAGTTTTCGCAGACAAACCCCAAAGGGGTGCCGGTGGACCTTACCGGGTTCATCACAGAGCTTCGGTTGAGCATTTCTCCCGGCCTCAACTTCGACGGGGTTCTGGGAGTGTCCGATTATTCTGCGGGATTGACTGGAGTGAAAGATCAGGTCACAGTCACCGTTGCGAACACGATTACCGAAGCGTGGGCGAAAGGTCCTTATCGGTTCGAGGCGTGGATGCAGGCACCGGGCGGGGACATCAATCCGTATCTCAAAGGCCCGGTAAGTGTCGAAGAACGACTGGTGGGGGACTTTTGACCCCACTCCAAATGCAGAAATGGAGATCGAGCAATGGCCGTCACATACAGCACGCTGCTGAAGAATAATCGACTGGATGAAATAGTCGCCCTGATCGACGCAGGTGCGGGTGCGGGTGAACTCCGGATCGGCACCGGGTCCATGGCCTTGATCTTGGCCGTTATCCCCTTGAACGATCCGGCGGCTCCGGCGGCAGCGGCGGGCGTTCTGACGTTCACCATGCCCCAGTCGGACACTTCGGCCGATAACGGCGGCACCGCCGCCGAGGCTGACATTCGGGATGATGCCGCCGCCGTTATCGTGTCCGGGCTGACCGTGGGCACTGGTGGCACCGATATCATTCTGGATTCGACCAACATCACGGCCGGGCAGACGGTGACGATCAACACGGCGACGATCACCCACGGCTGATCCTTGCCGTAGCAATTGAGGCTAGGCCGGTCTTCATCTTTCCGTGAGCCGCTCGGTCTCGGGTTCTGCGGGAGGGTGTGATGGCCATACCTGTCTATGTAGATAGTGGCGCGCCAGTCCATCAGGGTCCGGCGCAAGGGGACCTTGATGTTCCCTTCATGGGCACGGTTAACTCCGGCGATTACCTTGTTATTCATCTTGGTAAGTGGATCGGCGGGTTTTTCGGCACGGTTCCTACCGGCTGGACTGAAATTTTCGACCAGCAAAACAACCCCGGTGGCAATAAAACGCACGCCGTCTACATTCGGATCGCGGACGGAACCGAGACCGGCACGGTCGCTTGCGCCAATCCCGTAGACGGATCGGTCAACTCCGGTATTATGCACCGCTTTACTGGTGCCGATAGTGAAGAAGATACCGGCGGCACCAACTCGGACTCAAGTAAGACGGTCTTGGATGAACGTGTTGACACTACTGGTTCCGATCGGCTTGCCCTAAACTTCACTTATCTTGGATTGAACAAAAACGCGGCCGCCTTCTCCGGAGCAAGTGGCGGGACTTGGGTTCTTGAGGCTGAAACACTTACCAGCATCGGCGACAAGCAAGCCCTTTCGGTTCAGTCGGCGGATATGGCGTCCGCTGGTAATATCGATGGCGGTGACTGGACTTATTCTGGCCCAACCAAGACTTGGATGACGAGCAGCTTTGCTATCTTCCAGTCCAGTGGCGGGCCGGTTGAGGGTGACCTAGATGCGACCGAAGCCGTGGACGTGTTCGCTGGCACGGGCGACGTGGTGGTGCAGGGTGATCTGGCCGCGACCGAGGCCGTGGATACGTTTGCGGGCACGGGCGATGCTGCGATTGATGGCGACCTAGATGCGACAGAGCCCGTGGATGTGCTTGCGGCCACGGGCGACGTGGTGGTGCAGGGTGACCTAGCCGCGACCGAGGCCGTGGATGTGCTGGCGGCTACGGGCGACGTGGTGGTGCAGGGTGACCTTGCCGCGACAGAAGATACCGTGGACACGTTTGCGGGCACGGGCGACGTGGTGGTGCAGGGTGACCTTGCCGCGACAGAAGATACCGTGGACACGTTTGCGGCTACGGGTGATGTCGTAGTCCAGGGTGACCTGGCTGCGACAGAAGATACCGTGGACACGTTTGCAGGCACGGGCGACGTGGTGGTGCAGGGTGATCTGGCCGCGACAGAAGATACCGTGGACACGTTTGCGGGCACGGGTGATGTGGTGGTGCAGGGTGACCTGGCCGCGACCGAGGCTGTGGATGTGCTTGCGGCTACGGGCGACGTTCCGCGCACAGGCGATTTGGCTGCGACCGAGGCTGTGGATGTGTTCGCTGGAACCGGCACCACGGCCCTGTTTGGCGATCTGGATGCGACCGAGGCCGTGGATGTGCTTGCGGCTACGGGCGACGTGGTGGTGCAGGGTGACTTGGCCGTCACTGAGGACCCGGACGTGCTGGCGGCGACGGGCGATGTGGTGGTGCAGGGTGACCTGGCTGCGACCGAGGCCGTGGACGTGTTCGCTGGAACTGGCACCACGGCCCTGTTTGGTGATCTGGCCGTCACCGAGGACCCGGACGTGTTGGCGGCGGATGGTGATGTCGTAGTTCAGGGTGATCTGGCCGTCACCGAGGACCCAGATGTTTTTGCGGGCACGGGCACCACGGAGCTTACTGGTGATCTGGATGCGACTGAGGACCCGGACGTGTTGGCGGCTACGGGCGACGTGGTGGTGCAGGGTGACCTAGCCGCGACCGAGGCCGTGGACGTGTTCGCTGGAACCGGCACCACGACCCTGTTTGGCGATCTG